CAGGAAAAGTAAAACAACAAGCGTTATATCATGAAAGGGAACATCTGTATCAAACAGCAGTTTTAGGTTTAGCAGGCATGTCAATGGAATATACGACAGCTAGTTTGATTGCCTTTGTAAAAGGGCAAGATTGGTATGAAGATAATTATTTTGAAGTTCTTGCTTATGATGTTGGAATAAAAGGCATGTTTAAAGAGCCTTATTTATATTTTGAAGTTTCATTAGAATTTTAAGGTGGTGTATATATGATACGACTAAATGTGGCAAATAATGCTAAAACTACATTATCTGCAGCTATAGATAGTTCTGCTACTTCATTAACAGTAACTAGTGCATCTAGATTTCCTACTCCCCCATTTAGGTGTGTTATTTATGGAGAGGATTTAAGTTCAGGAGAAGTTGTGGAAGTTGGTTCAAAAGCAGGAAATACTTTTTCAAATGTATTAAGAGGGCAAGAAGGGACAACAGCACAATCTTGGGAAGCAGCATCTAAGATTGAACTTCTTTATACTGCTGGGACTTATGAAGAAATTAGAGATAATGTTAATACAAAATTACATTATAATTTTGGAAGTAAATCTGGAACAGCTACAATAAATTGTTATCATGGCAGTGTTTATGAGATGACATTATCAGGTAGTGTAACTATAAGTTTTGCCAAAATACCTGCTTCAGATAAAGCTTCTACTATAACTTTAATTATACATCATAGTTCTACAGGTGGAGATACAGTTTCTTGGGGTTCAACAGTAATTTGGGGTACTTCTGCCCCTGATTTTTCTGCTGCTAGTGTTACTACAGTAGTTAGATTGTTTATTACAAGTTCTGCTATATATGGACAAGTTACTCATGCAGGAGTGTGATTATAGTGCTTGAATTAAATGCTTCAAATTGTGCAGTTACTACTTTAGGAATGGATATAACTGCTGATGCAACTACTTTAGATGTATATGATGCTTCTAAATTTCCTTCTCCTCCTTTTAGAGCTACATTATTTGTTGATGATCCTGCTAATGGAGAGATTATTGAAGTAGGTTCTGTTGCTTCTTTAACTTTTTATAGTTTATTAAGAGGGCAAGAAGGGACAACAGCACAATCTTGGGAAGCAGGGACTAAAATTAGAGCTACATATACTGCAGATATGCATGATCAAATAAAAAATAATATAGATTATAAACCTTATTATAATCATGGGACTGTTTCTGGTGCTATTTCACTTGATTTTTCTCATACATGTTTTCATGAAATGACTTTAGGAGGAGATGGAACAATTGGCATGGCTTCTTCTCCCGCAATAGGAAGAACAATTATAGCAACTTTGATTATTCATCATGGTTCTGGTGCTAATTTGTCTTGGAATTTTGATATTGTATGGGAAGAAGGAGCACCAGATTGTACAGAAGCAGATGGATTTTCATTAGTACAATTGAGGGTTACAGGATGAAATATATATTAATTGTTTTGTATATAGGAGTGATATTTATGCCAAGTGTATATGGTGAAATTATAAAAGGTTCTATATCTTCAACAGTAGCAGGGACATTGTGGGCTACTGGAGCAAATTATGATGCTCAAATAGGAAATGGTTATGCAGATTGGTCTAATTTTATGTATCCTATGGAAGCTAGTTCTGATAGTTGGAATAAAATTGATTCTTCAGCTTACCATTCTTTAGCTATAAAAGATGATGGCACTTTGTGGGCAGCAGGTAATAATTATAATAATCGAGCAGGTTTATTAGAAGAAAAACGTTATGAGTCTTATACTCAAGTAAGTGCTGCATCATGGACAGATATAGCTGCTGGGATGGATTTTTCTGCAGCGATAAAAGATGATGGTTCTCTTTGGGTTGTTGGTAGTGAATTTGGTTATGATACTTTAACTCAAATAAGTGCTGATATTTGGACAAAAATTTCTGCTGATTATAATAGTTTATATGCTATAAAAAATGATGGGACGTTATGGAAATATATAGGCAGTTTTTCTCAAATAGGTTCTGATACATGGACAAAAGTTGATGGTGGAAATGATCATAGATTAGCTATAAAAAGTGATGGAAGTCTTTATGCTTGGGGAGATAATACTTATGGCAAGTTAGGTTTAGGATATAGTGGAGGTTCATATAGTTCTCCACAATTAGTAGATTCAGGTAATTGGATTGATGTCTCTGCTGGAGGTAATCATTCTTTAGCTATAAAGGAAGATGGTTCGTTATGGGCTTGGGGAGATAATAATGATGGAGTCTTAGGAATAGGAAGTGAAACCGATAAATATTCTCCCACACAAGTTGGTTCTGATATATGGAAGCAGTGTTCTGCTGGAGATAATCATTCCGCAGGTATTAAAGATGACAATACATTATGGACTTGGGGAGGTAATGAGGATGGGCAATTAGGTTTATGGCATTATTCTGATATGTTTACTCCTACTCAAGTTGGTTCTGATATATGGGATGCTGTTATTGCTGCAGGTATTGATAATTTGTATTCTGGTTATAGATGTACTATAGCAATAAAAAGTGATGATTCATTGTGGGGTTGGGGTGGTTATGCCACTATGCAGATAGGACTTGGTATTATTACTGACCCCTATGAATTTATACAAATTGGTTCTTCTGAATGGCAACAAGTTGGTGGAGGGGCTTCTCAATCTTTAGGTATAAAAAGTGATGGTACTCTCTGGTCTTGGGGTTATGACTATGATGGTGAAACAGGTTTAGGAGAGCAATATAAATATTATATGTCCCCCACCCAAGTAAGTTCAGATAGTTGGATTGTACTTTCTACTGCAGATTATAGTTCTATGGCAATAAAGGAAGATGGTTCATTGTGGGGTTGGGGCGGAAATTGGGATGGAGAATTAGGTTTGGGTGATACAAATACTAGATTATCTCCAACAAGAACTAGTTCTGATTCCTGGACGACAGTTTCATGCCAGATATATCATACTTTAGCCATAAAGAGTGATGGTACTCTATGGGCATGGGGGGGAAATTGGTCTGGACAACTAGGTTTAGGAGATTATGATGATAGACTTACTCCTACTCTTGTAAGTTCTGATACTTGGATAGCTATTGGTGGTGGAGAGGATTATTCTTTAGCCATAAAAAGTGATGGTACTCTATGGGCTTGTGGATTGAATAATGTTGGACAATTAGGTTTAGGAGATTATGATGATAGAAATGTTTTTACTAAAGTTGATTCTGATACATGGACAAAAGTTAATGGAAGAGGGAGGCATACTTTAGCTATAAAGAGTGATGGAAATCTTTATGCTTGGGGGTCTAATAGTTATGGACAATTAGGCTTAGGAGATTATGATGATAGACTTATTCCTACTCTTGTAAGTTCAGATACATGGATTAATATTTCTTTAGGTTGGTATCATTCTTTAGCTATAAAAAGTGATGGTACTTTATGGGCTTGTGGATTGAATGATTATGGGCAATTAGGAATAGGAGAAGTAGTGGAAGGATCAAATGTATTAACACAAATAAGTGGACAAACACATATTAGTTGTGCTTGTGGTGGACAGCACAGTTTAGCAATTAGAGAATAATTATTTCGGGGGGTAGTGCAGTGGAAGCATGCCTGTTTTGGGAACAGGTGGTCGTTGGTTCAAATCCAACCCTCCCGACCATTGGAAGGATAGTCTAATTGGTAAGGCACTAGTTTGCTAAACTAGCGGATGAAAGTCCTTGTGGGTTCAAGTCCCACTCCTTCCGCCATATTATGTACTAACACTCTTAAATTATAAAATATCTAAGAGTAGTAGTACAAATTCAAAAGTTGTTTACTCAATATTAACAATTGTAATTTAATGTTTAAGAAAAAAGTGCACTTTTTGAGGCGTATATAAGTGGAAAGTGCGGTTTTAGTTTACTTTAATATTTTGGAGGATTATTTGTGTCTGGTATAAATCTTTCTTATGAGATAGAGCAAAAAGTAGCATTAATGAAAGCAATGAATGTATCAAATGATCAGATAGTTGAAAACTTAGATATTTCATATACACAACTTACTGATCTTCTTAAAGATGAGTCTTTTTTAAAGATTATTGATTTATACAAAGAAGAATTACAAAAGGAAGAAGTTCCTGATGAATTTAGTAAAAACAGTGGTTTAATGCATTTTTGGGTTCAAAAGAAACTTATAGAGTTATCTAATGCTGCTGAGAAAGATATTGCTTTTATTAAAGAGTACATACAGAAAAACTTACCAAAGGTTTCCCCAAAAGAATTTGGAGTATTTATTTCTGGCTACACTAATTTATTGAATGTTCAAAATAATGTATTAGCAAATATTTATAAGATGAACAATGAAAGAGATAGAAATGAAATTAGTAGAGCAAAAGTGGGGGGAAACAAAGGCATTAAAAATTTCTCCGCTGCTGATATAACAGATATAAAGAATACTATAAGAGAAATAGAGAAAGAAGAATTAAAGGAGCTTCTTGATGATAATGATTGATGAGTACAGGTCTAAGAGAACTCTTGGTTTGATTATGTATAAGATGAATAGAGCTATTAATGTTCCTTTGACCGAGAATTTGCAGGACGGAATGTTAGCGTTAGAAATGCCTTTTAATTATATATCTGTTCACGATGATAAAACTATTTTATTTAGTTTAGATACTTCTTATGAGGGTGATACTGAAGATGTATCTTTAATAGTTCCTATAAAATACATTACTAAAACGGTTAGAAGTTCCAATTTAGACATTGATATAGAGGGGTTAGGTTTACCTTATTTATATATTGTAAATAAAGGAAATCCACATGGGGTTATGTTGTTTTACGATGACGAAGCACATGAATTAGTTGAGGGGTGGATGAAGCATGCCAGAGGACAAGCTTGGACAGAATAATATTGTTCCAGAAGTAAAGCGTAGTCCTCCTATTGATGTTCCAGATGAAAGAGATGCCCTTATAAAAGAAATGTATAAAATGCACAGTGATTTTCTTTATTTTACAAGAAATGTTTTAGGGTATTTAACACCAAGACATTACAGAGAATGGTATGAATTTGCAGAACAACATAACAGAATGTTAATTATAGCTCAAAGAGATGCTGGAAAATCAGTTTTTGCTAGTTTTTGTTATCCTTTGTGGAAAATATACAGAGGAGATTATTCAGAAATACTTATTCTTGGTGCGGAAGCAAATGAGGCTCAAAGGAGATTAGAACAGATAAAGGTCGAAATTGAGAATAATCCATGGTTAAAACATTTAGATGGCTCAAAACAAGAAACATGGGGAAAGCAAAGATTAGTAACTAATAAACCACATAGTGAAGCATTACGGGGAGTAGAAGTTTCAGCAATGGGTTTTCCAAGTGTTAAGCGTGGTAGGCATCCACAATTAATTATCTTGGATGACATTATGAATGAAAGAAGTCCTTTATCCGTGGAATCCGTAAAAGATATTTATTATTCAGTTGTAGTAAATATGTTATCGGTTAATTCTAAGTTGTTTATTGTGGGAACTCCAATTTCATTTGATGATTTATATGCAGATTTAAAAGAAAATAAACAATATTTGGTAGTTGAATATCCTGCATATGATGAAAAAGGAGAACCTTTGTGGAAAGAAAGATGGAGTAAAGAAGCTTTAGAAATTCGTAGAGAAGAGATAGGAGAACTTAAATTTGCTAGAGAATACTTATGTAAACCTTTGTCATCAAAAACTGCAATCTTCAAAGAGGATTATATCAATGGAGCAAAAAGAACCACATTTACACTGGGTCAAAAACCTCCTGACCCTGAATTGGTGGTAGCTGGTGTTGATTTTGCTTTTAGTGATTCACAAACAGCTGACTATTCAGTAATTACAGTTGTAGGAAAGTATGGAAATACATTAAGAGTTATTGATGTGTGGAGAAAAAAAGGTACTTCAATGTCTGAAATATCTGAAGAGTTAGCTAAATTAACAAGGGAATATGGTATTGAATTTACTATTGCAGAAGATACTGGACAACAGACAGCAGTAATAAAAGAGCTAGTTAGTAATGGACATAGAATTATTCCGATTACAACCACTAGATATAACAAGAATGAAATGATAAGTACATTAGTATATGAATTTGAAAAAAGAAGAATGGCTATTCCTGCAAGAAGTACCCACCCAAAAACCATAGAGTATTTTAAAACCCTCAAAAGAGAATTGCTTACCTTTGCTGTAAAAAGTGGACGATTTGTTTCATTAGGCAGGCATGATGATACAGTTATGAGTTTAGGTTTTGCTGTTTATTATATAAGAAAGTATTTCAACTTTATAGATTATAAACCAAGTACAACAGAGGGAGTGGATTTAGAAAATTATCGAAAAGCAATAATAGACAGAGATATAGACGAAACTCCTCAACAAGACATAGACGATTTGAAGTGGGATGACAAAGTAACGTATATTGACGAAATTCAAGAAGTGTGGTGATTTAGTTGAACCAGAAAGATGCAGCAAAAATATTGGGAAATGATTATAGAGAAATAACTAGAAACAAAAAGCAATATGCAGTTGGTTTTGATGAACAACTGGCTATTTATGATTGGCAAAAGCGTATTGATGTTTTACATAGATATAAGAAATATATACATGACACAAGACTAGATAAAGCTGTTTATTTTTTAGTTTCCGCAGCATTAGGCAGTAAATACAGAGTTCTTATTAGACCAAACAACACAATTACTCCATCAGAGGCAGCATTACTTTATAGAAGTGTTTATAACAACGAGAATTTGGCTTCTGCAATGGAAACATTAGGTAATTCAAATCATAAATCCTCAAGATTATTTACTGAAATGGCTAAAGCGATTCCTAATGAGGATGAAAAGAAATTAGCTTTAGAAGTAGCTAATTCATATAGCATTATTACTAAATATGATGGTATTATAAATGATTTATTTGACAGAATTAATATACACAATGTCATATTTAATGGAAATAGGGCAGCAGTTAAATTAGGGGATAGATTTAATGAAATAGTTTATAACGGTAATTCAATATTATCTGTTGACCCGCTTGAGTTCGAATTTGTATTACCTAAGTTTTCCAACAAAGGGGTTATTCTTGGTTGGTATTACCAGAGAGACGAGTGGACAGAAGCGGTTGTTTTTTATCCTTATCAAATTTTACGATTTACCTTTGACCCCGACAATGGTATGGGGTCAGGGCTTTTTTTCACCACAAGACAGATAAATTTTTTATCACATCGAATGGAAAGAGTTATGGCAATAGGGAGAGAATCACGTTCAGTTCAAATCCGTTATCACTATCCTAATTTTGATAAGTTACCAGAAGCATATAGAAAACCCTTGACTCAAGATAAAGTTGAACAAGAAAGACAAAATGTTATGAGAGTTTTGAAAAGTGGAAAAACTGTTGATTTATTTAGTGATGGAATGTTTGATGTAAAGACTATAGAAAGTGATGGGGGTCAATTTAACGAAATTAATGATGTTGAATTTATACATAAGTTATTTGAAATAGGTTTATTAGTTCCCCCTGGAATTATTGATACAGGAGCACAAGTAAATAGAAGCACTATGGACTTACAGATAAAATTCTTGAAGGGAATATTAAAAATGATAGAAACCGAAGCAAGTAGAGGAATAAAACAATTAATAAAGACAGAATTATTTTTGAAAGATATTGATTTAGATTCATTGGATATACAGATTAAATTTGATAATACTTCATTATTAAATACATTAGAGGCTTCTCAAATAGTTACAAGGCTTAAAAATAGATATAACAATTTCCCTGAACCCCTACTTGCTCAATATATGGGCATATCTTGGGAGGAATTTGTGGAAGCACGGGAGAAAGAGCAAGCTATGTATGGCACTAATGATAAAGATGATGATAAAAACAACAATACTTAAGGAGGTATTTTGTGTATGAGTAAATCTGTTAAAGGTAAAAAGTTAAATGTAAATGTTGATAATGAAAAGGATATTAAAGGTGAAGAGGAAAAAAAGAATTATGATTTTGGACTTGCTGTTTACACTAGCAAAAATGAAGATGGAAGAAATGAAATTGAAATGCAGGTGTTAACAGGAAAAAAAGAACAAATTCAATTCAGTGAAATGATAAGTCTGCTTGAAAATGCTAAGTTTGAGATTTTTTCTAGTATGTTTGGGAGACAATTAGCAGACAGCTTGGGGAAAGCAGAAAAAGCTGAAGAATAAACTACACGTATATCGGGGGTAGTGTTATGGACAAGAAACAAACTTGGGTAGCAGATCAATTACAAAGAGGGTTACAAGAACCTTTTAAATTGCCCGCAGTTGAAGTGTTTTCTGAAACTGACAACAATGGTGAGAAATCGTGGTATTTAAAGGGTACTTTTGTAACAGTGAACGGAATATCTCGCAACAAAAGAAAATATACAGAGGAATTTGTTAATGATGCTATTGAACAAATAAAAAGCAAAAATTTGCCAGTAGTTATGTGGTCTAGCCATTATCCTGCGGATGAGAATTTGGCTACCGCTGCAAAAATAGTAGATGGATGGATAGAAGATGGGCAGGGCAAGTTTAAAGCCAAGTTTCTTAATACAACTGCAGGAAAAGATATGTTAGAGCTTGTTAAAGAGAAAATTATTAATTATGTATCTATGAGGTACTTTCCTAAGAAATATGAAGTTCCTAATAAAGAAAAAGATTATTATACAATGTTTAATTCAGAGTTTAAAGGCATTGACTTTGTTGACACACCAGGTGTTCCAGAAGCCAGTATTTCTTCTGTGGGGGTGGAGGAAATAACAAAGGATATGGACACTGAGAAAGTCAAGGCTGTATTAGAAGTTCTCGGGTTTGATAATTTAGTTAATTTAGAATCCGAAACAAAGGAGGGTGAGAACATGGCAGATAAAGAAAAAGATAAGGTTCTTAATAAAGAAAATCCAGAGAAAGAACCTGAGAAGAAATCAGACGAAGAAATTAATACATCTTCTGAGAATACTCCAGAGAATAAGATGCCTCAAGAAGAAGAGGAAAACAGTAAAAATGATGTTTCAGATAAGGAAGAAGAGTATTTGAAAGCACAAGCTTCGTTAGAAATGGCTTTAGATAAAGTAAAGTCATTGAAAGAAGAACTAGCTAAGGCAAAGAAAGAAAAAGAAGATTTAAAACAAAGTTTTGAAGCCTATAAGTCTGAAGTAGAGAAATATTTACAGGAAGAGGTTTCAGACAAGAAAGAAGAAGCTCTTAAAAGTATGAAGTCTTTTGAGAAATCAGAAACACTTATGAATACTATAAAGAGTGAAGTTGATAGTGTGGTAATTAAGCTTGAGTCTGGAAAAACAGTTAAGAATGCTGTTGAAGAATTTGAAAAGAAATTAAATGACGTAGTTGACAAGTATAAGAATTTCTTTGAAGAAATTAAGAAACTTGTTAATGGTGATGAGGACAAAAAAGAAGATGAAAATAAAGAGAACAAAGAAAATGAAAATAAAGAAGAAGATAACAAATTACCCAAAGGTGGGACTACACCAAAATCAGCTAAGGAAAGTGTTATTGAAAGAGAATTAAGAGAAACATTAGAAGAATTTGGATTAGGGGGGACTATACATGAATAAAGTTTTAGAAGATAAATTTCTTAAGAATTTTGTTGTGGAAGAACTTAAGAAATTGGGGTTAGAGGAATTTAATAAAGACGACCCACTTTTTGAAGATTCCTTAATAAATATAACAACAGATACATCAAATATAAAACCACAGCAATTATCAAAGAAAGTTATTCCTGTTGTTTTTGCTAAAGCATTTATAACAAACTTCTTTGATTTGGTAAATATGGACAGACCAACATTTGCCAAACCAAAATGTAGTCATAATTTAGAATCTACAACAGCGTATGTTACAGAGAATGGGCAAATCAAGACAAGTAAAATCTCAAGCAGTACAGTAACCATGACTGCTATAAAATATGCTATCAGAAGTAAGATGACAACTGAAGCTATTGAAGATGCTGCTAAATATGGTTGGGATTATTTACAGAAGTTACAGGTTTATGATGTTAAAGCAATTGTTGACGAATTAGATGAATATGCCTTTAATCTTATGAAAACAGGAGCAGCTGCTGGTGATGTTTGGTGGGACATAAATATTCCTAGTGACTATGCTTCAGATCATCCTGCAAGAGAGTATGATGAAAGCCTATATGATGCTATTATGGCTGCCACTGAATATGTAGCTGAACAGAAATATTCCGCAGACTTTATGGTATTTCATCCAAATGAATTGCCAAGACTTTCAAAATTGAATCACTTTGTTCCTAGTGAACCTGAAACAAGTATGCAAGGAGAAATGGGTAGAATATTTAATCTGGCTGCATTTAGTTCACTTAATTCTCTTAGAGGTATGATTCTTTTAGGAGAAAAGAGAACTTTTGGGGTTTATGGTAGTTATATTCCTATGCAGTATAGAAAAGGTGCTTATGATGATGAATATGATACAGAATCTTGGAATGTAAGAACAAGAGTAGCTATGATGATTACAGAGGGAGAAGCCCTTGCAAGAGTTATTCTTTATGATAACTACACTGATGAAGAAGTTACAATTAGTGAAGGTGCTGGAAATACAAAATATTACCCAATTAACGATGCAGAAACATTAACTGTTAAAGATGGTGATAATTCAACTGTTTTAACTGTAACTACTTGGGATAGCAGAACAGAAGAAGCACCTGTAATTACAACTGGCAATACAATTAGTCTTGATCTTGAGACAGGTGCTATTGATTGTGGAAGTACATATAGTCCAACAGATAGTAAAGTAATATTCACTGCATATTCTGCAAGAGCAGTGTAGTGTGTGGAGGGGCTACTATATAGCCCCGCTGCATTTTAATGCTTAAATAGGAGGTATTAAATAGATGGCTACATATACAACTTTACAATTTTTAACTGCCCTCCAAGCAGGCACTAGAGAATCTCCTATAACTATTTTTGATGGTGATGGAGAATTTCTTGGTTATCTTGCAGAAGATACTCCAGTACCCAAAGCAGCTGCATCAGGAACAATTACATTTTCGGATGTTGTTTATGATGGAGAAACCGTAACAATTGGTTCTGTAGATGGAGGAGATGGGTCGGTTGCTGTAGAAGCAGATACAGAAGGCTCAGCTGGAAACAGTATTGCTACAACTACTGATGCTTTAAATGGTGCTTGGGGAGCAGCCACACTAGAAGGTGGAGCAGATGGTTCAACAGGTACTAAAGGAGAAGTAAGATATGATTCTTCATATATGTATATTTGTGTTGAGAACACAACAGATGGCTCAGGGTGGAAAAAGCTATCATTAAGTAGTTTATAAGTTTAATTTATTAAGGAGGGATTTGTATGGCTAAAGGTAAAACTAAGGACACTAAGAAAGATGTAAAGGCTAAAGAAGAACCAAAGGAAGAGGTTAAAGCTAAAGAAGAACCTAAAAAGAAAGAAGAACCTAAGAAGGAGGATACTACGTTGGTTCAGACAACTGAAGATGTTAAAGCCCTCAAGGGTGAAAGTAGCAAAATTATTAAAATTGGAGAAAAGAAGAGATTGCCAATGACAGTATTTTCAAAGGGAGTTAGAAAGAACTACAACAGATAATGTAGGTGATTTAAATGCTGTTAGCTGATTATATAGCAGCAGTGGAGGAAGAATTAGATACTACAGATACAGATAAAGTTACTCGTTTGTTTAATGTGGCATTAAAGATTTATTCCTTCCATTGCCCTAGAAGAGTAGTAGAACAAAAAACAAGTGTAGAAGATTCTTACGAAGTAGATTTGGATGAAGTTATTATGTCATCCGCAGTAAGAATTTATTATCTTGAAGATACTAAACGTTATTTTATTGACAGCAGTTCGTATATAGTTCATGAATTAGATGGATTTATTGAATTTGATTATCCATTAAATAAAGACACTATTTATGTTGAATATTATACAGATCATTCAGTAACAGAAGCAGAATCAACTATACCTGTTCAACATGAACAAGCGGTTGTTTGGCTTACATGTCATTTAGTTAATCAATATGATCTATTTGGTACTGACATGATGGAATATATTGATAATGGCATCATGAGAGTTAGATTCAATGTAACTGAAACACAGAATCGACAAAGGGAAACTTACTTGAATAAGTATTACGATGTTGTTAAGGCAAATAAAACAGTAGGGGAAGTTTTAATAGATTCTGAGAATGGAATTGTTGAAAATACTCGAAATATTTATGATTATGTGGATTATGATGATATAGGATGGTGATATATTGTGGCTTCTAAATTGGTTACCGCAGCTAATACATTACAGGAAATAGCCAAAGATTATGGAAAAAAAGCCACAATATATACTTCTTCAACTACAACAGATACTTTTGGTGAACCTATAAAAGGTAGCCCAACGGTTGAGTATAGTAACTTAAGCTTGGTAATTAAACGCAAACGTTTTCCACCCCCAGCTTTAGTTAACCAAGTGAAAGTAGAAGATGAATTATACGAAGCAATATTTAATTTATACACAGATGATGGAACAGAGGTAACCTTAACAACAGATAAGAAAGTGGTAATTGATAGTATAACCTATAAGATACTCAATGTAGCAAAAGAAATTTCTGGTTGGTATGCCTTGTTATTGAGGGAGTAGTTATGAAAATTAATATAAGATCAGAATTTTCTTCAGATGCTCTAGGATATAGAACATACAACTTCCAAGAAGAGTATGATGCAGCAGCCAGAGATGTTTCAGCCTCTACATTAAAACAGCTGTTTTATGAATTACAGCCTGCAGTGAAAAAAACAGAAGAATTAATGAAAAAATATGTTCCTTATAGTGACAAAGTACATATTCATTTAAGAGATGTTATTTATGAAAGTATGGCATTAACAAACACTAAAATTAAGATTGAAATAGGAGCACCTAAATATTATGCTGTTTGGGTTGAGTTTGGAAAAGTAGGGGGACATTACAAATCTACCCCATTTTTTAGACGTTCAGTTAGAGAAGGATTAGGGAAGTTATTGCCTGTATCTGATTTAGAGAAAGCAATAAAGGTTGATTTAGGAGGAATGACTAGATAATGGCTGCCATAACAGAGAAAAATGCAATGTCTGCTCTTTTTACAGCTGTTGATGAGCTTCTTACCAATCAAGAAGTTGTATTTACACAGCCAGAAATAACAGACGAAGAAAAAGCATATGTCTGGTTTAGTTTATCCTCACAGATTACAGATTTATTAGATACTGCATTTAATATATTGTATGTGGATTTAAATATTTCTACCGCAACGTATTCTCAAGCATTAGATGTTGCTGAAATTATAGAAGCAGAATTTAATAAAGCAACCCTTGAAACAGGTTCAGGGAATATTTTTATACATATAGTGAATCCTATTTGGTTTGTAGAAGATGTGGGAGAAGGGAAAATTCGGTATAGATATATATTGCCTATGAAATTAAGAAATAAATACACGGAGTGATTATATGGAAACTTTAGCTTTTAAAACTCTTATAACTAAATTAAAAGAATATTTGTTAGCAAAAAATGATTCATTAACTATATACGAACGAGCTCCATATGGAGTGGCAGGAACGAATCCAGAAATATATATCCATCCGTTCAACAGGGGACTAGAAATGGTTCAGGTGAAAAACACAAAAGATACTTATGGAGTAATTATATCTGTTGAACAGACTGTTTCAAGTGAAAGTGAACAACAAACTTTATTGGATGCAGTTGATGAAATTTTAGGTTATATAAAAGCAGATGATGGATATATAGAACTAGAAGGAATAACGTTTATGGCTTTTAAAATTTTAGTAGATTTTGTAAGAGCGAGTGAAGATGCTTCAGTACAAAGGGCTCACATACGACTCTTACTAACAAATTATCAGTAACGAAGGAGGAATAAATTATGGCTTTTGTTAAAGGTGGGGGTTCTAGGTTATTTTTTGACATGACTGCATTGGGTAAAGATGGCGATGTTATAAGTTTAAATGGAAATAATATAGAACTTCCTTTTACAACAGAGAGTTTTAATCCAGTTGGAGAGTTTGTAAGTAGTAATGCTATAGCTGGTGGAAGATCAAGAGGTATCGGGTGTCTAGGAAACCCTGCAGGAGATGGAAGTTTAGACACAGAACTTAGTTTTGAAAATATGTTATATCTTATGTATAGTGCTTTGGGGAGATATACAGAAGTTACTGATACAGTAGATAGACCTATTGTATTCCCTACATCAGATGAATTACCAACTTACGATGTTTATATACAGCATGGTGCTGCTGATTATTCTTTAGAATATAAGTTTGCTAATCAGAAAGTTAATAATTTTAGAATAACTTTGGCTTCCAACTCTATCTTGACAGCATCAATTGATATGGTTGGTACTGGTCAGTCAAAAACAGCAAGAACAACAGCAGAGGATGTTGGTTTAAATAGCACTTATATGTGTCCAGCATCAATATCAGGAATTACTGTAGATGAGATTGTTGATCCATTAAGTGGAGAAACATTTGATGCTTCTGGGGATTTAAATTTACTTGATGCCTTAAGTAGTTTGGATTTAACTATAGCAAACAATATTGATACAGATACAAATAAACTAGATGCTTCAGGAAGAATGGGTACGATACCAGGAGAATTGTCAGTAACAGGTTCTATGGACTTGGTACTTACTACAGATATTCAGTCTAATGTAGAAGATTTGGATATTGGAGATCATTGGGATGCTGTATATATACACTTAGCTCAACCAGATGATTCTCCAACAATAGATTATTATCTACATCTTAGAAATATGTATTTTACAAGTGTTTCACACAACATTGATGGGAGAGGAAAAGTAACTGTTTCTCTTGATTTCCAATGTGCATATGATACTTCAAAGACAGGAGCAAGTGGTGCTTTGGCAGACATGCAAAAACACCCCATTGTATTGTTTGGTTCGGAAGTACCTTCAGGTAATATTGTTGCAATAGGCTCATAGGGGGGATAAATTATGGCTTTTATTACAGGTGGAGGTTCTAGAATAGCTTTTGAGCTTAAAGAACCTGGACAAATAAATATAACAGACCCCGATAATATAGTTGGATATGGAAAGAAAACTGCCACAGCAGTTACTGCAGGAGGCACTGCTACTTTTTCAGTAGCCGATGATTTTGAAACTGGTGATGAAAATTTAGTAGCTAAAGTATGGAAAAGCACAGATAATACTGCTGGTTCATATACTCCTGCTACTTTTGGGGATTATTCTCTTACTATTACAGGTGGAGATATAGTTCTTACAAATACTTCAGGAAACCCATATTATTTTCAAGTAGTTATAGCTAAGCAGAATTATGAAGTAGAAGTTCCTTTTACAACAGAGAGTTTTAATCCTGTAGGAGAATTTATTAGTAGTAATGCTATAGCTGGTGGAAGAAGTAGGGGTATTGGTGAAGCAGGAAATAAAGCTGGAGATGGAAGTTTAGACATTGAATTGTCTAAAGAACAGATTGCTTATTTGATGTATGGTGCTTTGGGGGCAATTGATGCTTTAGATAATACTGCTCCTACTTATACAATTAGTCATACTACAGATAATTTACCAAAGTATGATGTTTATATTCAACACGGGGATACTAGTACAAATACGTATAAATTCTTAAATCAATCAATAAATAATTTTAGAATAAGCTTGGCTTCTAATTCTATTATGACAGCTTCTTTTGATATGGTAGGAGAAGGTGTTTACAATAACATTGATGGTTTAGGAATTGAAACTGTTACATTTCCAACACCAGATGTGAATTTAGATAATATAACTTATATATTTCCTAGTGTCTTGGATGGTTTTTCAGTTAAATCTATTAATGTTTTTGATTATGTTACAGCATTTGATTTTACTGTAGCCAACAACATCTCAACAGATTTATATAAAATAGATGCTTCTAAGAGAATAGCAATTGAATCAGGAGAATTAGGTGTAACTGGAAATGTAGAATTGTTAATACCTGCAGCGTCAATTACAGGCGGGGAAGATACTATTCTTGAATTAGTTGATGAATTAGATGTGGGGTCAGAATTAAATAACATTTTAATTTCATTAGGAGATAATATGAATATTGTTTTTAGAAATTGTTATGTTTCTAACGTATCTCATGATGTTACCGATAGAGCAGTTCTTAGATATTCCATTGATTTCCAATCTGTACAAGAAGGAACAACATCACCAATGGCATTCCAAATAACAAGTACAATACCAGACAATTATGTTGATTGGTTTTATGCAGATACAGATATTACTGTAACATAAATTTAAAATAACAAATTTTGAGGAGGTATTAGTGTATGAGTTTATTTGCCAGAAATGATACTGTAAAGTTCTATTTTGATGAAGGAAAACTTAACGAATCAGCAGTTAGTGAGGAGTTTATTGAAGTTAAGGAGAAACTTCCATACAAGCTGAGGAGAGAGTACCAAAAAAAGATGGCTAGTTCTATAATTTACAAAGGCAACAATGAAGCACAGATTAAGCCTGATGCGGTAGAACATGATAAATGGCTATTAGCAAAAATAATAGTCAGAATTGTTGCTGAAGATGAAAATGGAGATATTGAAGAGTTAGAAGATAAGGCAGTTACACCACAGTTAATTGATGAGCTTGACAGCAAGATTATTGATCAATTATCTAATAAGATTAAAGACATGTACGGACTTACAGCACAAGCAAAAGAGGAAGCTGATGAACTGGGGGAATAGCTTACGCATTTTTCAGGGGGGAAGTGAATGATGCTTATTATAACTTAACCCCTTTGCGAGTTAAAAGATTATCCCCACAAGATAAAGAGTATTCAGAAAAATTACTAAAACTTTATGAGAAGTGGAGTATTACTATAAATGATTGTCATTCTATGCTTAATTCAGAGAATGGTGATATTAGAACTCTATTTGCCGATGGAGGGCTCTTAGACCAGCCCTCTGTTGAGCTTCTTCATTTATTTGTAGTACAGTCCGCATATAGAAAACATTTAATAGAAGCTAGAAAAAAAGCGGAGAAGGAACATAACAAGCATAAATAAAAGTGGTATGTTCCTTTTATCTGTTGTAGGGGGTTTTGTATATGTTGATGGATGACATGGGCGGTCTGAACTTAAAGATATTTTTGGAAGCTTCACGTTTCAAAGAGGAACTTGAACAAACTTTCCAGAGTGTCAAGAATGATGTTGGACAATTAGGAAAAGATATAAAGAACTCTTTTGGAGAAGGTTTTAGATATGCCAAGCAGCATGCCGAAGAGTTTAGTAATCATTTTAGAAATCAATTAAAAAGAGCAGTAAGTGCACAAAGTTTTGGGCAAGACATAATGGGAGGCT